TTTTAGAAATAACTTGACAACGTTATACAAGTATGTTATACTAATACCGTCAACAAAACAAAGGAGCAGAAATGAACCGAAAAGAAATCGAACAAATCATGATGACATCAGAGGTCACAGCCTTGCATTCATTATGGGACAAGATGTTAGAGCTTATTGAAGATGCAGTACCTCAACAGGGTAATTGGACTTTCACAAATCGTCACGGCATAAAATTAACGTTTGCGAGAGATCAAATCATTGAGCAAATTTTTAGAGATAGCCTTGATCGCTGGTCTGATTTAAGGGTCATTACGGAAGATATGACATCTTCAGAAATTGTAAATTTTATTAACCAATAACTTGCATTTGTTATACAAGTGTGCTAGATTGATAACAGTCAACAAAACAGAAATGGAGGCCCAAAGTGGCTAAAACAGTAGAACATGAACTAACAGGATTATTCTCTGGTCCTAACTGGCGGGTCAGGGTTTACGCTAAGCACGAAGCCCCGAAAGACTGGAAATTACCTAAATATAATTCCCCAGAATGGGATGAAATCGCAGAAATGATTAAAGAAGAAGCTAGCGATGAATGCTTAGATCTTCATTACGCTGATTGCGACGACATTCTTGTGGGCTGGATAACAGGACTTTCAGGGCCATGAGTTTTCTACCGGATAAACCCCCAGAAAAACTTTTTGACACACCCGAAGAATGTTTATTCGACGGCGAGTTAGAAAAGATCGACGGGGAGTACAATCACCGATCAAGAAAAGCCGATCATCTTACCCAGAATGATTATGGCGATATTGCCGAAATTAGGCGTATCAAAGAAATGAACGCTTTACGAAAAGATCTTCCCGAAATTAGATGGAAGAAAATTATCAAAATATAAGGAGGCCCAAAGTGGCTACAATACAAGAAATAAACTGTAGAATCGACGAACTAACACCTGAACAACAAATTGGTATTGTCAGATTGATTAACATGATAGCATCGCATCCCCCATTATGGGACAAGATGTTAGAGCTTTACAGTGACTTAGAAATCCATATCTGCCCTGAATGCGAAAAAGTATCCAAAGCATATGGACCACGACAACCGGAATATGGTTTAGATATTCGAGTTAGTGGAGGATACGGAATGTTCATCGACGATTGGGATACAGAATTTGACGAAACAATTTGTCACGATTGCACCATAAAGCTAGCAAAACTATTCCCGAACACTATAGGGAAATATCTAAAGGCTTAAAAATGAAACAAACACTCGCAACAGTATTTATTTGGACCGTCGAATTATCCTTAATACTTTTTACGCTATACTGGATATTATTCATTATCCGCAAAGGTTGGCGAGCGTTCATGGAGTATCTCAACTTATAATAAATTTGAGAGTACCCTACAGAGGTTTAAGGGTAGGGCTAAGGTAGTCAAGTAAAACAGTGTGCCTAGCTTGATACGCTCTCAAAAAATAAAGAATCCGTCACTAAGTCCCCAGTGGCGGATTCTTTAATGCCCCCTAGTATGTTGTTAAATAATAACCGTTATTACAAATCCCAAAGGTCATATCCGGCACAGAAAAAATCCACTATCACAGCTATATCGCTATACCGTTAGGTGAACGAAAAACCCCCCCGTGTAGATACGGGGGGGTTTGCGTCAACAAAATTTTCGGAGGAGGTCACCTCGAAAGTCAGTGTACCCTATCTCCTGTGAAATGACAAGTTTGTAGTATTCTTTTTTTGTGGCATCGTGGCATGAAAAAGCGAATTGTAGGGGCATGGGGCCAAGCCTTTTCTATTCGGATAAGCATAGGGCGTGTAGGGAGATTTGTTCGGATTGTTCAGTGGTTGAAGAATGTTGGTTGGATTCTGTTAAGACGGAGCCGATAGATCAGATGTGGGGTTATCGGGCGAATCGTACAGCAGCGGAGCGGCAACGTGAGAGGTTTAGAAAAAAACTTTATTGAAATGCTTGACAAGTTGTATAACTTGATTTAGTATGACATTATGAGTTTGATCCCAGTACTTGCGATAGGAATTGCAGCATTTGTATTTGGTTTTTTAACAAGATACTGCTACAGTGAGTATAACAAAGAGCGCAACGATCTGCGAACTCTAGAGATTCATCAGAAGATGCGTCAGTCAACAAAAGAAACGGAGAAAGAAATGGACCCTTACTTACAACCTTTATACGATGTCGTGGAAGCGATTTCCCTTACTTATTCGGAAGCGGCTGAGAAGGTCGAATCCCTACAGGAAGAAGATGACGATGAATAAATGCCCTACTTGTCATCGGTCATACAAAGGAGATACAAGCCCTTTGGTCGGCAATAATCATAACGCTACAGCTCATACAGCAGCTAAAACTTTAGGCGATACAACACAATTAGCTCAGAAAGTTTTACGGCATCTTGATGGAGCGAGACATATCCGATTAACGAAATCGCATCGCAATACTTTTGATGTTGAAAATCCTAATCATTTAGTTTATGAAGGTTGGGTTTCAAGAGATGAACTTTCAGAGGTCGTATGCGGAGGAGATGGCGCTCGACGAGCGAGAGAACTTAGAGAGTGCGGAGTCCCTGTCGAGTCTAAAATGATGGACGTTAAAGGATTTCCTCGTCAGGCTTGGTATCGCCTCGACATTGATTACGAGCAAGAGCGTATCGAAAATGAAGAACGTCATTTGCTAGCACAGCGTGAATACGAACAGTATTTACAGGAGGGATTATCGTGAAATTCACACAAGACATTGGCCGGATTTACGGCGAATACTTAGAGGATAGTCGTGAGGAAAAACCTACGGCTTGTGGGACTCAACTTCGTATAAGTTCTACAGGTTCGTGCCTCAGACAGAGAGGTTTTGAGAGTTTGCGCTTTCAAGAGACAAACGCTATTGACAAAGGCACTTTGATTGCCTTTGACATCGGCAACGCTGTCCATGAAGGTATCCAAAAAGCCTGTCAAAAAGCGTTTTCAGGCCAGTATGAGCTACCCCTAGATTTAACCCCGATAACTAACGTATCCCTGTCTGGTAGTTGCGATGGTTTAGTTTGGGTTGATGACGAAACGCAAAGGCTTTTAGAGATAAAGTCATCAAGTTCGTATGGGTTTAAGCTCGCAAAAGATGGACTCCCCAAAATGGGTCATGTCGCACAGGCAGCACTGTACGCTATCGGCGCAGAAGTTGATGAACTGTGGATTGTGTACGTCGCTAAACAGGATAGCTGGCGTGACAAAATAAAGGCCGGAGACACAATCGAGTGGGTGATCGGACTCGACGAACACATTTCTGAATGGGGCATAACACCACTTCAAATAGCAGAAATGGAATTGGGCTGGTTCAAATCAGTTCAAGAAGATATTGCTGTCGGTAACCTACCAAAACCGTATATCCCTGACGACAATGGAGAGTTACAATTTCAAGACTCTCCTAGCCCTTATGGAGTGCCGTCGAAGGGTGGCGCTTGGCAATGTCGGTATTGCCGACACAACGAATTATGTCACCGCTTAGGGTCTGACGATGTAACTCTTGACGTTGCACGATACCATTCAAATTTATTATCAGGTGAGGAGGAACTTGATGTCACAATTAGTACAGCTAACGAAACCGCCTAGCTCAGTTTTTATAGAGACAAAGCCAAAAGCAAATAAAGATCTATTGTTTGTAAGTTGGTCAAACACGGTACAGCAGTTACTAGCAACCGTAGGGAACTTTTCATGGAGGAAAGTACCCGATTCAGATTTATTTGACAACGAAGGAAAGATTGAAGCAAGCGTATGGGAGTTAACCATTGATGAAATTGATGGTAAGGGACCGTACAGTATTCAATCAACAGGCGACTATGACGGCATGAAAAATCAGACACAAGGTTTTAGAGCGCAGGTTATAGAAGCGAACGCTTTTCGTCGAGCAGCATCTAAGTTGGGAGTCAACTTGTGCTTGTATTCTACGAAAGGTTATGAAAACCCAGATGCTTATGTGATTCATGAGTATCTCAGTAAACAAATAGAAAATGAGGAGAAAAAATAATGAGTATGCAAATACAACAAAATGTAAGCGCACAAGTTCCAAATTATGATTGGGGGGAAGATGGGCGTTGGCGCAGGGAATGGCTAGGGAACGACGATTGGTTCGACGGCAACACTTGGTTAATTACCCATGATGATTTTATATGTCACTACTCAAATGAAAAAACTGCGAGAGCTTCATTAACCAGTCGTGCTAGGAAAAAGTTTGGTTGGGAACACTGTCGTACAAAAATTGTTAAAGATGGAATTATGATGCAATGTTACAACGGAGCGCAACGAACAAATCATTATACAAACAGTGGTTTAGCCGCACATCAGCAAAAAAAATATAATACGAAAATGAATAGGGTTAATAATGCTTAACGAAGGAGTCCATTACCAAATGGGCAATCTAGGTAGAGAATGGGAAGCTAAGGTTACCCCAACAGGCAAAACAGTGTACGAAAATGCCTTAGCCGTATCCGAATCAAAAGACTCCGAAACTTTTTGGGTCACATTAAATGTTTGGGAAGATTCTAGAGACAGCAGTACAGCTCTAGCGGAAGCCGTTGCAAGCAAAACCGGCAAAGGCAGCAGAGTTATTGTACGAGGAAAATTTAGCAGCCGACAATACAAGAAAAAAGACGGGACAACCGCTACTGGTTGGGACTGTAACGTGTGGGACTTGGGGGCCATTATTAGGCCAGCTCAGGGGCCATCAAACTTTTCTTCTGGTTCAGGCAGGCTAGGCCCAGCCGACGACGAGTACAAAGCCCAGTTTAAGAAAAACACTGGACTTGATTATGACGACGACGATAAAGAACTTCCTTTTTAGTGTGGGAAGATTTCGGTAAAAAGAAAGAACGATTACGGACCAAATCACCGCATTATGTTAGCTGTGATTGTGGTTGGGTAATTGGTTCAAAAGTATTAGAAACAAACAATAGTTCATGTCCCAGATGCGGACAGAAACATCGACTATAGGAGTAGTGATGCAAGCACCAGAAACAACAATAGAAGAAGAACCAAAATTTAAGAATGACAAGTTAATCGCTATGCGTATCCCAGAGTCATTGTTAGCTAAGGTTGACGCTTGGGCGATTGCCGAAGGGCGAAGCCGGTCAGGTCAAATCCGTCACGTTATCGACGCTTACGCTGATACCCATTATGGGCCAATCGTTGAGTGAGATAAAGTTTTCAAGGGAATGGGCGATGCCCAGTTCAGAAACTTTTACCATTAAACCAATAGCTCATTTGCTTAGGCGTGAGCTATTGGGGGCGTGGCCACATACTGCGAAAATTTGGGTTGATCCTTTTGTCAGGAACAGCAACGTTAAACATTTAATGACGTGGACTAACGACATTAACCCAGAGTTCGACGCTGACTACAATTTGGAAGCATTAGATTTCTTGAAACTTATTGATGATGAATCAGTTGACGGAGTTCTTTTCGACCCACCGTACAGTGTCCGTCAGATCAAAGAATGCTATGAAGGTATTGGGCGTACCGTCACCCAGTACGATACACAAAACCCGTGGACAGCGTACAAAAAAGAGATAGCACGAATCGTTAAACCTGAAGGCAAAGTTATTAGGTTCGGTTGGACTTCTGGCGGCATTGGAAAGAAGCTAGGCTTTGAACTGGTAGAGGTCATGCTTGTGCCGCATGGAGGTGTCCGTAACGACACAATAGTTACCGTTGAACACAAACGATTAGAGAAACAGGAGAAATTGTTTTAATGTCTAAAGCAAAGCAAAAGGGAACAACAGGTGAAAATGAAATACTAGCTATGCTCTACGAATGGGGCCACAAAGACGCTCATAGAACAAGCGCTAACACTGAGTCGCATGACATCTGGTTGGGGGATTTAGATATTCCGATTGAGTGTAAATTTAGGCGCAAGTGGACTTTGTTCCCGTGGATTAGCCGTATCCGAAAGGTTGCCCAGAATAATCAGTGGGTAATTTTTGCTATCCACGGGGACAGGCGATCAGCGGCAGGTCGAGCGGTTGGTAAGGTAGCTATATTGGATGCCGATTTTGCAGCAGAGTTGCTTATGATTTGGAGGCATCATAATGAAAAGGACAACTATTTATGAAAAAACTATTCGCAATAGCTCTAACACTAGGTTTTCTATTTACGGCAACGCCAGCTCAAGCAGATCATAACAACCACCCACCGTTTATTGACTGGGGCATGTTGGAAAAATGGACATACGCCTATGAATACGAATGGCTTGAAGAATCTTCATCAGTTCAATGGTTGCAGTACTGGTTGGGTGTTGAGCAAGACGGCATTTATGGCAGGCAAACACATTTAGCTCACCGGCAAAAAGCTATGGAGTTGGACATTAACGTTAACCTTTTTTGGGACATGGTAGTCGAGCAGGATTATGGCCCTGATGTTGAGCGTTGGCGACCTGTCGTGGAAGAAGCTATTGTTGCTAATGGTGGCCCTATCGAAGATTCGTATAGGTTTTTAAGTGTGATGCGTTGCGAAAGCATGGGTGACCCTGATGCTTACAATGCAAGTAGTGGTGCATCTGGGTTGATGCAGCATTTAGAGGTTTACTGGCCTGCAAGAGCTAAATCTGCTGGCTTTGAAGGGGCATCCCCCTTTGACCCTGTAGCAAACATCTACACAAGTGCTTGGCTAATATATCGAGCAACTGGTGGAGGTTGGCAGCACTGGGTGTGCGTTTAACGACGCTCTAAAGCCCTGATACGTTGCTCATGGTCCTCTAACTGATCTTCAACATTATCTAGCACAGCGTCACCTCTAGCTAAACGAATCTCGATTTTGATAAGTACAGTTGAAACCCACGCCATCCACGGTAAGAGACATCCGGTAAGTATCAACAAGAACAACGCTTCTAAACTCATGTAACCTCCAGAAATATACACTCACCCGGACATTCTTCCGCTGCTTCAATCGTAGATTCTACAAGATCGTCAGGGACTTCAACAGTCTGGTACATTTGATGCGTGGGTTCAGCAGGCACTTCAGTTCCAGCTTCTCTGACGTAAAACAACCCATCTGAATGGCCAAAGAAAATAGCCGGTACAATCTCTTCGCATAGACCATCGCCTGTGCAAAGATCTTGGTCTATCCATACTTTAATCATCTTTCCAATCAATAGCGACACCGATCATGTGGCAAATAAACGACGCTACGGTAAGCCAAATACCATACTCCCTAGTCTCACCAGACAAAGTAATTAACACAATGCCTGTTGAGCCAGCGGTAAGAGACAAAGCAAAGATTTCTTTTGTCATTCTTTTAACTCTACGTTTTATCATCGTTTGCTTTTCTCCTTGGGGCTTCGGGACCACTGGGAGAAACAGCTTGCGGACTGCTAGGTCGTGGGGTTGGAGTTGGTGTTGGCCGTGGTGTAGGCGGTGGTGGAGTTGGTCTTGCGATCATCGCTCCAGAAGCTATTGTAGTCACAGTTGTAACAGCAATCACCACCCGACGATCCTCAACAGTGATCGTTGAATCCTCAGCGACATACGTTTCAAGGCCACCAGCGTACACGTTAACTTCTTCTTCTAACTCAGCTTTAACCTCATCGGAAGCCTCATTAAAGATCTCTGGAGCTGCCTCAAAAAGTTCTTCTACCTGCTCCTCAGACGCTTCCTCAAAAAATTCCTCGTTATCCTCTAAGATTTCTTCAAGAATTTCCTCAACATTTTCTTCATCCTGTAATATCTCAAAAAGAATTTCGTCGTCAAGCTCATCGATATCCAACTCCTCAAAATCAACTTCTTCAATGTCCTCAAATTCTTCAAGGACAAACTCAATATCTTCTTCTAATTCTAGAACATCTGCCTCATCCAGTACGGCATCTTCTTCTTCGTCTGACTCCACCAATTCTTGAAATTGTGGTTCAGGTTCATCAACCAAATCTTCAAATTCTTCTTCTTCAAATTCCAATCCATTTTCTTCAAACTCCTCATCTATAAAAAATTCTTCTTCTATCTCAGGTAACTCATCAAAGTCAAAATCGTAATCTTCCCAATCTACTTCCTCTAGATCGGCCCAGATGGTATCATCTTCGTATGGGTATTCTTCTTCTTCCTCTAATTCTAATATCAATGCTGGTGGTTGCCACACTTCTGGCTCTTGGGGTTCATATTCCAATTCTGGCAATTCTTCTGGCGGTGTGGGCAGTTCCTCTAGCTGTTCTGGGGTTGCTGGTAGTGTTGGTTCAGGTTCGGGCGAGCTTTCAGGCAAGGGTTCAGGGGCATCATCTTCGACAGTGGGAACAGGAGTGGGGTCAATTTGAGGAGTAGGGTCGGGTTCAGGCGTAGGTGGCGTAGGTTCAGGCGTAGGTTCTGGGGTAGGTTCGGGTTCTTGCTCAGGCGTAGGCGTTGGTTCAGGAGTCGGGTCTGGCTCAGGCGTAGGAGTAGGCTCTGGCTCAGGAGTTGGCGTCGGTTCTGGAGTAGGTGTCGGGTCAGCAGTTGGAGTAGGCTCTGGTTCTGAACCATCTAAACTCCACGAACCGCCGGACAATTCCATTGTGTACGTTCCTATATGTTCCTCGTCGTAAGCGTCAGCTCTAAGCGTGTAAGTCCCTGTATCTAAGGTAGGTGTAAGCTGGCTATCCCAACACATATTAGCTCCATCATTATGGGGAGCAGAGTCGTCATCATCGGCAACTAAAGTCAATGCCCCTTCACTATCAGCTACATATAACCAAATGTGAGGGTCAGCAGCGTAAGCATGAGGCGCATTATCCCAATCATCGCAGGTCATAGACGTAAACGTAATAGCGTTTATCGGGGTCTGGTCCTCAGTTATTTCCAACGTGAACGTAGGCCCAGCTTCAAATTCGTTAACCCACACAGTGCAGCGCAACAAATCATCTTCCTCATCCTCGACACAGGTCGTAACGTTCTCAGCTTGAGCGCTAGCCGGAGCCAAAAACGCCATGATAAGCATAGAAGCAAACAATATCCGTGACAGCACAAAGAAAAACCGAGCCATCACCCTACAGTACAACTAAGCGTTAAGGAACTATAGAGGGCTTGTCTGTTTTCTCAGCCAGTCTACTTCTGCTATAGGATCGACAGTCATTACATTGCCACGCCTGATACACACTGACTTTGGTAGTTCTAACGCCTCGACGTTGCAGGTTGTACGAACCGCAGGTAGGGCAAGCGTGTTCTTTGGAAAAGATATTTAGGTTGGGGTGGTTTGTCATCCAAGGTCGCAACGCCAAATACACATCACGAAGCAAATCAACATCTTGCCGAGCGTATTTAATCATAGTTTTCCATGATTTCATGTTGCCTCTCATGCAACCAGCCCATAGTTGAAAACCACCTGTCTGTACTTTTTCCCCAAGCCCAAGATGTTTACCCACAGCATTCAAACGATTTGAGTTAAACATAAAATATCTACGGGCTACCTTTAAAGTATCCACAGATTTCACAGGTGAAGGTGGGCCAAGCCCATGTTTAATAAACCTAGCGTTAGCTTTACGCATATCAAACTTGTCACCATTGTGGGCGATGACCACATCCGCTTCATCTATTAAGTCCCATAATTTTTTAACAACATGATAATCATTTTCGTAATCTTCGGAATACGCTTCAGGAAAATCAATTAACGAACACACTTTCGTGCGTTTCTGATGCTCCCAACGGTACGAAACGCACATAATGTACCATTCACGCTCATGTTCTATCACGTCTTGCTGGTACTGGCCCCACACATACGCCAAATTAGGCGCTGTCTCAATATCGTAATACAGAATCTTGGTCATATACCATTCTAGGGGACAGTTAGCAGTCTAAGGGTGCATACCCCTTCCCACCAATCGCCATCATCAGATAATTTCTCCGCTGACATAGACATCTGGTCAATAACAACAGTGTCAGAACGTGATCCTTCCTGATAAGTTATTACTTTTTTCTCTGTCATAGCTGTCCGCAAAGCATCGTATTCAGATTTAGTGTCATACGCTGCTGCTGTACCACGCCCTCTAGACGTAGCTACCCTAGTCTTAAGAATAATAGGCAAAACTATTTCATCAACCCTAGTCGGCGCAGGAAACGCTTGTATTTTCCATGACTCT